CTTTTACGTCTGTTTGCATCATAATCAATCTCCTTGTTTAAAAACAAGGGGCCGAAGCCCCTAGGACTGATTAGTCAAAGTTACCGTATGGGTAAGTTGTGGTTGTGCCGATGTTGTTATCGGGCTGTGTATAGCGCACTGTAAAGTTAAATTTTCCGCCAGTAGGTGCCGCTACAGAAGTACCGGTAATTGACAACGTAAACACGACTTGCGATAGGTTGGGTTGACCGTTTGCTTGAACAATGTCTGTTGAAGTAGACAACATGTTAATTAAGTTGGTCGCGCTATAAGTGGTTGTCTTACGACCAGCAGTGCCCACAGTTGTGGTTCCTAATTGCGTAGAAGCATAAGTAGGAGTTCCAGCCGCAGCAGTGGTTGCGTTAGATACGTAAATGCTTACATCAGACAATGTAGCACCACTCTCTCCAGTGATTGCGCTCAAGTAGTCAATAGTGATGTCTTGAATTGTGCAGCCTGTGGGCAAGTACATAATTACACCGCGATATACCTGTGTGCTTACGTCCGTTGGAGGAGTTGTAGTAGTAGCAGGAAATGCGGTAGATGGGGTATACAGTTGTCCCGCTGTGTTGGGGATGCCGTTAGCAAAAGCATACTGACCAGAAGTGCCAGAATAGCCATTTGTACCGGGAGTGGTGACGGATAGATCAATGTAGGCATCTTGAACTAACTCAGCGTAACCAACGTTACGTAGGGAGCCAAAACGGTTATCGCCAGCTAGTACTGGGCCTTCAAATGTGGAACGTGCCATGACAAAAGTCCTTATGCAAAAGTAACTCTACCAATCGTTGCATCGTCTGCTGGGGCAGTCCGGTAGAGTCGATCACCCAGATGTTTGGAATATACACCATATTTTTATGATGTCAACAAAAAAGGGGGCTTGTGGCCCCCTTTCTTTTAGTACGAACCAGATGAGCCGTAAATGCCCAAAGGATCAGACCAGCCGAAGCTGTAACGCTCACGAGCCTTGTAACGGACGTTGCCGGTATCGAAGTCGCCGTCCATGCTGTTTTGCAGCGGTGTACGAACGAAGTGCTTCAAACCGTTAGGCACGTCAGTTGTCAAGAACCAAGCAGTGTTGTCAGTCAAGAAGTGGTTAATGGCGTAACCTTCTGGGATAGCGCCATTGTTCTTCAACGCATTGATGTCGTTGTTGTTAGTACCAACGCGCAATTCAGTTTCGAGCAAACGGGTTGCAACGAACTGGAGTGCTGGAGGAATAATCAACTTCTTAGGCTTTGCAGCGATCAACAGGCCACGCTCATCAGTCCAAGCAGCGATTGCAATAACGGCGGCTTCCAAGGAAGTCTCGTTCAAATCGGTTTGGGTTGTAGGAGTGTTGCCGTTGGTGCCACCAGAGACCAAAGGATGAGCGGTAGAGAACAGAGGAACGCCATCGCCGCCAACGTATTGGGCAGAGAAACCGTTGTTCAATACAGCAGCACCTTTAACTTGCTTGGTGTATGCCATAGCACGGGCCAAACCTTTGGTGTAACGAGCAGACAAGCTGTCGTACAAGTTATCTTCAATCGCTTCTTCAGTGATTGAGAAACCCAAAGCAATGGTTTCGTGGTTGTAGCGAGTTGTCCATGCCTCTTGTGCATTGTCATAACGAATGGCGGAACCTTCATTCTTGACAGGAGCGGCAGAGAAGCCAGACAGCTTAGTTTCTTCTTCGAAAGAACGCTCAGAAGTCTCTGTTTCGTAGACTTCTTTGTGCTCTTCGCCGTAACGGGCGTACTCGAGACCGAACAAAGCATTTAAACCCGGGAGGAGTTCTTTAAGTAGTTGTGCACGTGAAATAGCCATTTGTATTTACTCCTTAGGCGATGCTGGTAGCAGCGTAATACTGGTGTTGACCGAAGTTCAACTTAACCAGCAACTCTGGGTACTGTGCAAACACGAGCGTAGAGCTGGCAGCGAAAGCTGCAACTGGAGCTTGGTTCAACACAAACGAAGTTGCGCCCGCAGCAGCTGCTGTAGCAACAAACGAACCCGAAGGGATGTACTGACCATTAGCAGCAAGTGAGCCAACGTCTGTACCAACAGGCAATGCGAAAGGCAAACCTGCGGTGGTAGTAACGGTAGCGGTGCTGATGCTAGAGTAAGTAGCAGTACCCAAGGTCACAACGGTATCCGTTACAAGTCCCAAAACACGCACTGGGAGCGCATCGGTAGTAGCTGGGGTGGCTGAAGGAGCCAACAAAGCATTGGCAGAGTCGCCAGTGTTCACGTTACCAGTGTTGTTAATCATAGCCAAGTTTTGGCCGATCATGGCGCGTGCGCCAGAAGCAACAGCAGTAGTAGCAGAACAAACGACAGCTTGGAACACTGAGTCAGGGTCATCACAAACGATAGCAACTGCATCACCGGCAAGCGTTGAAGCGGGCCAGTATTGAGCGAACTGCTTTTGCTTGGTGGTTGGGTTTGTGTAAGAACAACCCAAGAAAACACCTGTAACAGTACCAAGAGTACCAGTAGAAACAGATAAACGCTGCACATTACCACGGCTCAGACCAACGAGGTCACCGTAGAAAATGTTAGTCGAATATCCGTAAGGGATCGCGTATTCACGGGTAGAACCCGCAAACACTTGACCACCGATCAAATTGACCGGCTTTAGGCCATATGGGGCCGAAACAACGGGATAAGCCATTTAAGACTCCTTGAAAAAAGTTTATTTAGAACCAGAGCCAAACGTCACTTTTGTCGAGTTCTCAGAGAATTTCGACATACGTGGATCGTTGTCCCTCATAAAGTTGTTGTCCACGGACTCCATCTGTGCCTTGTTCTGCGAGAAGTAATAATCTTCACGCTGCTTCAAGAACTCAGTCGGAATCCTGCAGAGCACCAACCCACCTACCTCAATGTTGCCTTTAAAGCGACCTTCGGTAGTAGCGTGCATCATCATTTCGGGATAGTCTTCTGCTTTGCAGGGTTCGTATCCTTCTCTTAACTTGGAAGAAATGTTTGCGGCATCGGCAGAGCCCATCATGCTGGTGCGCACCCAACGATGGGTGACACCTTCGCGTGGGTCCGGAGACGGCAAAGTCTCTGGGGGACGCCATGCGGTAGGGCGGTTAGTTGTAACGCGGTTTTCCAACTCGCGGCTCAATCTGTTCTGTGCTTTATCCATAATCATTCACCTCGTGTAAGTAATGCAACCTGTTTAGCGTATTGTTCTGGGGTAATCCCGAGTTTGCGGGCTAACGCAACTTGAGACGTCTTCAGTTTGATACGGTTTGGCGGTGTGCTTCGTGAGGCCGGAGCCACTGGCGAAGAACTTGGTTTTTGTGCACGGCGGGGAGTTTCCTCATCTGCCGGTTCTGATGACCTTTTCGGAGGCTCGTCATCTTCCTCTTGGCTCTGAGTATCGAAATACTCAGGAAATCTTTTACGCATGGTACTGTCGATTCGCTTGAAGTAATCATCTGTACCAATATAGTCCGCACCATACTCTCTTTGTAGGCGTTTGTCAAGCCCCATAGCAGCCATAGTCATTTCATCATCAGAACCAAACCAGTCGCTGTTGTTTTCCAGCCACCGTTTAGTCTTCGGACTTACTTTAGGTTCTGCGGGTTGAGTAGCAGGTTTGAACTCACGATCTTCAACTTCGATGGGTTTTAACCCCTCGGCCTTGTCAATCCTCAACGTAGCCTTGGCTATGTCTTCCTGTGCGGCTACAAGTTCGTCGGCGTTGCCAGCCTCATACGCATCGCGGTAGCGTTTCTTAGCTGCATCAAGTTCCCCTTGGGCTGCGCCCTTGGATGTCTCAATGTATGCTTTACTACCATTAGACAACTGCTGCTGCAAACGTTTGTTTTCTTCAAACACTTGCCGTGCAAAATCTTCAGCCGCTTGGCGCTCACGTTCAGCGGTTTCTTTGGCGCGTCGTTCATCGTGGTAACCACGTGTGAACTTCTTGATACGCGCTTGAACCTTTTCGTCGTACGAAGCAAGTTCGTCATCAGTTGGGTCTTCGGGGGGCGTAGCAGCAGGTTTACGTCCACGGTCTTCGGGTGGCGTATCGTCTTCGATTTCTAATTGAAAATCGTCGTCCTTTTTAGCCTCAGCTTTCGCTTTGGCCTTTTCTTCCTTTTCATCAGGAAATTCGTAGGACTCGTCGTCGAACTTTGGTAATGGCATGTTTTACTCCTTACGATGCACGTGTAATACCACGGGGGTCTTCAACAACTGCTTCAACCGAGTCATCATTGATGATGCGGAATTCACGGCCATGAATCTTCAAGCGGGTGCCTGAATTGGGTCGGCAGATGATGAAATCACCTTGCTTGCAGCGTGCTCCACTAGGGAACCGCGTTTTGTCTTGGTATGCCTCTGGGCCTAACTTCACAACAAACAGCACTGGGGTCAGTACTTCTTCGTAGTGCATAGCTTGGCTTGATTTGATAATGCCTACATCGCTGTCGGCATACTCTTCCATCGCCTCTGGTACTACGCAAAGCAACATAAAACCAGCGGGATCGGGCAACTGTTTAGCTTTCTCTTCAGCAGTCGTGTTAAGAATGCCAGAAAGGTCCACAGCGGATACATCAAACTCACTCATCGGAATACTCCATTTTTTGCACAAGGTCTTTGACAATGGACTCTGCATGTGTGAGACCTCGGATCACACCACAGACGTGACGATACTCGTCAAACGTTTTTGCACCTCCTCCTGAGAGGAAGGAAATTTGGTCACCACGGAGCTTGTCGATTTCCGAGGCTAAATACTGGAACGCTTGGCTATTCACTTATTCTCCTTAGGTTGCCGTTGTGCCGCTTGCGCAGCCATCTGAGCTTTATGTTTTGCGGCGTCAATCCCCATGCGCACACCTTCGGTCTGCTGTTGTTTAGCAAGCTGGTCGCGTTTAGCCGCAGCTGTGGCACCGACTTGCATAGCTGCAATGTCTTTCTGCGCTTGGATGCGTGCCTCTTCAACACGAATCTGATCGGCTTTAGCCGCAGCATCAATCTGCTGCTTCTGCTGTTTCAACTGGAACTCCTGCATCTTCAACTGCAACTCTTGCTGCTGCATTTGAACAATCGGGTCTTGCGCTTTCTGTTGTGCGGCTTGTTGAGCAGCTTCTTGTTTGTTCTGCTGTAACAACTGTTGCGACGCTTGCGCGGCGGCGATGGCGATTTGATCTGCCATTTCTTTTGGCACGGGTTGGTGCTCCTCGTGTTTGTCTTCCATCGGTGGCAACGAGAAGCCCATTGATTTCTCAACCTGCAAGCGGTACTCAAACGCAACGTGCTCGTTCACGTGTGCCATCGCAGACGCCATGATTGCTTGCGCCTGTGGATTGCCCTGCATCATCATCTGAATCTTGGGGTCTTGAATCGCAGCCATGTGCACAGCAATGTGTGCTTGGTGGTTCTGCTCAAGGAACGCCTTGACTGGCTTCATAGTCAGCAGGTTCATGTTCTCTTGCACAGGGTCAATAGGCTTGGCATCATCTTCAGTTGGGATGAGTTTGTTTGCGTTCTTGATGCCCAACACCTCCAACATCTGGCGATGCAAGAGTGGTAAGTCATACAACTGTGGTGCAGACTGTGCAAGTTGTAGTGCGGATTGGTACTGAACAATCTTCTGCGCCATTGTGGACGCGTTTGGATCGCTCACTGGAATCACGTCTACTTTGTCGTAGTCGGTCTTTTTAGCCTTGCGACTGCCATCAACTGGCTCATACTCATATTCATCAGGTGTGTAGTCAGCAATGATGACCTTGAGTAACTTGAACTCTTGTCTCATCGTGAAGTGCATACGTGCTTGCACAGCACCCATCACTTTGAGTGTTCTCTCAAGGATAGCCAGTGTTGTACCTACAGGAGCTTGTGCGCTCATGTCGGACACGTTCATATCACCACTTGATGCAAACGCACGGCCTTCTTCTACGATCTGTTGGAACAGAGCAAACAGAACCTGTGATGGCTCCTTGTAAGGCAGTGGGAGTATGTTGTCGCGGATTGAACCGGATGGAACGTCTACGTCCCTGAATTCTCCGGGTTGGATCGGTGTGTCATCACCTTTAATCCGAAGTCCTCTCGATTTAAGTCCTCCGGGGAGATTTGATAGAGTGCCCGCGTCAACAAGTTG